ACCATAGAAGTATCCGCTTGCTCGTGTGGGAGCTTTTGCACGTCAGGCGAAACAGGGTTTCCACTATATTTAGGGATTGTTGGCATTAGTTCCCCCTCATTGAAAACCCCATTTGTACCGCATTAAGACCACCGGAAAGGTAAGACTGTGTGGCGGCGGCATTATACGACGCGGCTTGAGCCGTACCACCTTTTCGGTACGCGGCGGCCTGCGTCTTTAATCCAAGCGCCGCCCTACGTGCATTGGCTCGGATCATAATTTCATCGAGTTCTGAGAGCGTTCTTGATTCGCCCTGCAAGAGCGCGGGGCTTCCTGTCGATATATCAACGCCTTGGGCCGCACCAGCGACACGCTGTTCACCAATAAGCCCGAGCGTCTTTCTCCTTAGAACGTTAGCTTGGAAGTCACCAATATCAATGGCGTCTTGAGCCTGCATCTCGGCAATCTTGGCGTTAATTTCGCCAGCCTCTTTTGCTTCCCGAGCGGCCTTCTTGTTTGCGTTTCCTCCAAGGATCCCGCTTAGGATTGACCCGCCAATAGCTAAACCTATCAATGGTAGTGCCATCAGTCCACCGCCTCCCCCTCGCCCTCAACAATGATTTCGCTAATTGTAACAGGCACAGGGTCAATTTGCCTTATGAAAACCCTTCCGTCACCCTGCCAGTTTGATTCAATCGAATCAGGCTTTATAACTCCGGTTATAAGTTCTATCGGTTTCACGCGGGTTGATTCCGTAACCTCTACGCCTATATCTTGCTTTGTGCCGTCGTCTTTGTAAACCTCTCTGACGGGCTGTAGGTACTTCTGTGTGTCAACAGAATCGTCATCCGGTGGGCGTTGTCCAACCCATAGCCCTCTTGTTTCACGGACCCTAAACCCAATGGAACTAGGTAGTTTATCGTCAAATGTGTTTTTGAGATCAAGTGTCTCTACATCGGATATGTACGGAAGCCCGACCCGTATAACGGAATACTGGCTTGAGAGTGTGATGGTTCCAGACGATACGGTTACAACCGTTTTTGTTGAATCGTTCGGGTTTGCCACAACGTATCCGTCTGCGTAAACGGAAACACTACGACCCTCTAGGTGCCAAAGCCCCGAAACCGTTTTTGTGGCCTTCGACCAATTTGCTGTAGATATTTCCTGTAAAGAGGAAGGAACATCAATGTTCGCGGTCCCGGTCACGCTCTTTGATGTTGCAACCGCAACTATTTCAACTCTGACAATGTTTCCGTCGTCATCCTTTATGTGCATCGCCTTTCCGACATCTCCGGACACGAAATAAGGAGCAGACGCCGATATTGTCAATGTAGTCCCGGCCGTGTAGATGGAACCAGCCTGTGAAATAGTCATCAGCAACGACGACTTGTTCCTTCCGTCGTACAGGGACGATGAATCAAGAAAGTTATATTCCTCTATGTTGTTTACGGTCCTGCTGGACATCCTTTCCACATACCGGCACACCTTCGCCCCAACAGTCCTTCGGACAATGGCATATAGCGCATCCTCGTCGCCATCTGGAACAACGCAAACATCCTCAAACGCCCCATCCGTGTCATGCCTATGCCATCCAAGTATCTGCTGGTCCCTGTCGTAAGTTAGACCAAGCAGAACACCGTCGCTTCTAACGGCCCATAGTGTTGAATCCGGTATTTTCTGGAACGCGAGAGAAATTATCTTCTTCCCCTCAAATAGATGGGAGGCGAACCTTGAAAGGTCCGTCCCGCGATACCCCTCACTCTCGAAGTTGTATCGTAGATCCCTAAGTTGATTATCGCGCCCTTGGATGTAAAACGCCGTGTCATCAATCGTGCAAGGCTGTAATTTGCTAGAGCCGTTGTATGACTCAACCCTTGCATTAATGTCGGTCGGGGTTATGACGCCAGACTGGTTCCCTCTAATTGTAACCTCTGACGACGACGTTAGAGTTATGAGCTTCCCTCCAATTTCAACATAGCTATTTATCTGATTAACTCTCGGTCCGGCCAGGTCGTAAATAATGGAGTCATCAGACTGAGAAGGAAACCCTATTGTGAAGTTTGACAAATGACCCGTTTTTGAGGCCCATGTTCTTTGTGGGAAAGAATCTGAGTTCCCGTATAGCCTTCTCTGTTGCGAATGTGTTACGGTCGCCGGATAATTTCTGGACACAGTAAAACACAGTTCGAGCATATTTCCGTCATAAGGCAATGCTACAAACTTGTTGGCGTCAACAGACCAACCTATCCCAGTAACGTATGATGTCGGTGTTGGAGAAATGTTCGACTGCTTTGTAAAAACACCTCCAACCCTCCTGTATATCGTTTCAAATGGTGTAGTCTCGTGGCCGTAAGCTAGGTGTGTGCTGTCGGGGGACCAATCTATTGACCCGAAGTAAGGCTGACCTGAAGGAAGCGCGGAAACAACGGCGGTGTCATCTTCGTTTAGTTTTGTTATGGCTCCTGTGCTGGAATTAACTGTGTATAGCGCAATGTAAGAAGAATTTGCCAACCCAAGGGCAAGATACTCACAGTTCGGGGAATACTTAACAGACTTCGCGGGACCGTCTGGTATGTTTACAGTCGCCACATCCGTTATTTTTGTGAATTGGCAGTATATGGATTGAGATATTGAGTAAACAATAACGTAAGGACTTCCTCCATACGCAATAGCAAACCACTTACCATCCGACGAAAAATGGCAGTCATATGCCGCTGAATACGTACCGGGCGGGTTAAAGTATCCGGTTCCAAGTCTTGAAAAGGTGGTTACGTCTGCCGTTGAAGATTCAAGAACCTCGTAAACATATACATACGGGTCGCCACCCGTGCAGGCCAATAGCCTGCTATCGGGAGAAAAACACACGCCGTAGTGTACGCCGTCAGCCGGTTGTTCGGAAACTGTGATGCCCGTAGTAACCCAGTTATCAAGAAGTGTATTTGAGTTTGTCTTTATTTTAAACACGGTTAGGTTTGCGGTTGTTCCTTCGTGTTTGACAGCCATATACTTACCGTTAGGTGAAAATGCAACCTTCCTAGCCGCGCCTTGTAGTTCGGTATCCAGCGGCCCGACGTAACGGAAAATTCCATCCGAGCCCTTTTTGTAAACGACTATGTAAGGCGATGTTGATGTTGCAACTGCAAACCACAAACCATCTGGCGAAAACGCAAATCGCCCGTTTATGTCCCCGGTCCTGGCTTCTATAAAGTTCGCGCTTTCCAAAGTCATTCCGGCAGAAAATCTGTCAACGTCCTCTGGGGGTACGGAGGTTGTGTCTGGTTCTATTCCGTTATCAACAAACCCATTTGATCCACTATCACTTACACCAACAAACCCGTAAATCCCATTAGACTTTTTGTAAACGTTGTAATACTTGGCTCCTGATGCGTTTGTCCACGTTACGGTTAGAGGGCAGTCCAAGTATGCGTATTTTGATGCTAGTGTTCCCGTGGCGCTGGCAAGGCTTTCTTCACCGTCAAGAGACACGCCGGTAACAACGTAAACATCAGCAGTTCCGTCAACGCCAGTTCCGCTTTGAGTTACGACTAGAGATGTGGGAGCCGCTTGAACAGGCTTAAAAGATGTGTCAGAACACGTCCAAGAGTTGTCGGCTGTTCTTGTGATTGTCTGTGGGGCAAACCCCTTCCTTGCCGTAACAACGTCATCCATGTATTGGGCTGTATGAAGATCATCTAGCGCATCACCCGGGTACGGGGTTGTTAATGAGTAAATCTTATAAACGTACCCTCCTGACGACCATGCCGTGTATCCAGTACTATCAACATACGCCCCAGTTGTTGGGTCCACGATGTTAAACGCTGTCGTTGACGAAGGAAAAACTATGAAAAACCTGTTATTGAGTTGCGTCATTCCAACAACTCCTGAAATATAGACCATATCACCAGGAGTAAACCCATGCGCCGAGGTCGTGATCGCACATGAAGTCGCTAAAGAAGCCGCCGAGATCGAGAGCGGGTCATTAGTTACGTATGCCCCATGCTTAATAAAGTTTGCGTTTTTATCTCCAAGCACAATGCAATAAGTCTGGTCGTTATTGAATACAAACGGAACAAGCCTGTTTCTGCGTGATATTGTCGGTTGTGAAATAAAATCTTTTCGGTCAACCCATAGAGAACCGCCAGTTACAGTCCACCAACCAACACCACCGCTTACCTGGGGCCACTTTTGGACTGGCCCTACATATTCAAAACCGCTACGGTTCTGCACTCCACCGTGCTTGATGACTTTCATGTTACGGCAAGTTTTTAGCCCAGCTCCGTTTTGTTGTAGGTCGTATCTAGAATATAGCTCTGGTGCAATCTCTCCCCGGGAGAAGTTTATCTGTCTTTTAAGAGCCATCTTAACGCCCCGTTACAAATAAACTATCCGGCTCTTGCTCTTGGCCTTCTTCGTTGGCCGACGACGACTTGGCCTTGCCCGAAATCGCGGTATATAGTTGCCACATCTTTCCCTGGATGTTCGTCTTATCGCCTTGAACAACTCTCGGAGCGATGAACGCGGCAAGCCTGTAACCGAGAGCCTCAATATAGTCCTCCGGGTAGTCTGGAAGAAATCCCGCCACACGCTTTGCTGTCCCTCCGCTTGTGTACGAATCGTATGCACTAGTATTAACCAAAAGGTCTGTCGTGATGTTTCTGAGATAAAACGTGTTGTCTGAAACCTTTTGGACAATGTACTCAAGGTCATTCAGGGCTGTCATGCCACCAACCGATTCGATTAGGATGCGGTCGCTTGTGTAGAACCCGTGGGCCGTAGACGTAAGAAGTCCGGCGTATGCGGCGGTAGCGGCGGTAATGGTTCGGGCCGTTCCGAGTTCTCCCAAGTCCTCCGATGTGTACCGGGTGTATTCAACTGTTAAATCTGAATTGTCCTCATCGGTAAAAATAACCTGGTTCAAGACAAGGTTCGCGGTTCCGGCGCTCGAATACGTTGTCATTCCGTAAGTAGAAACAAGAAGCCCCGTGTTCGGGTTCACTAAAGCAAAAGTATCATCAGTTAAGTATTGGACGGTGTAATACCTATCATTCAACTGCGTCATACCGACAATACCTGAAATATAGATTCTGTCCCCAGTTAGAAGCCCATGAGCAACGCTAGTCACGATCCCGGGGTTGCCAGATGTTGCCGTGCTAATTGCGGTTATTGTTACGTCATCGCCAATCTTTCCACCATATCCAATCTTATACTTTACTTCTGTCCCCTTGGTATCCCGCTTGGAGCCCGAACAGATGCGGTTAAACCAAAGGCAATCGGACGGGTACTCATAGGCATATTTCCACTCGTCGTTTGGATCCTCGGCAACTTTTCGGAGGCCAGTCGAGTATTTTGCCGAGTGTGTCCAGGGCGAATCTCTAAGGACGACCCTTCGCGCTGGTTCATAGAATTCACGACACGCCAAAAGGTTCTGCTTGTCGGTTGCGGCCGGTATTTTTTCCAAGTCACCGTCAGAAAGTAAATCCCTGCCAATCCCAAGGGCCTGCAAGGCCCGGTTACAGATATATTCTTTCGTTACTTGCATTTGTTCCCTCGGGAAATAAAAGGGCCGAGCCGTTAGACCCGGCCCTTTTAGAGCCAACTATCGCTTGTGAGGCCAGACGTTAAGACAGCGCAGGCGACTTTTCGTACTTCTTGGACTTCACCCATCCCCGCTTCCCGCTTTCATCAAACGCGGGTTCAGGGGGTGGAGGAGCCGGGCCAACCGGGACGGAAACATCAACCTTCTCCATCCAGTTCTCCGAGAAGTATTTGAGTTGGCCGATGAAGGCTTTTGAAGCCGCCGCGACCCTCTCTTTTTCCTTACGAGGAGCATCTTTGGGGATGCCCTTCAAAGTGTTCTCGGCGTCCTTTTCGGTGTAAATGTCGTCGGGGATTTCAAACACATCACCGTGAAACACTCGGTGACTATCCCACTCCCCGGCCATTTCACCAGGCTGTCCAGTCCTAGACTTCGCCCTAACCCTCATGCCAGACCTCCGTTATGTTTTAGTGAGACCATCACCCGATGGTGTAACCATTAGCAAACTTGTTCGGCATGTCAATCATGCTCATCGGCATGATGCAGGCCGTCACGGTCGCGGTGGGGTTCGACCCACCGAGGGTGTATTCCATCCCGAGGTACTGCAACGTCACAGAACCCGGAGGGATGGGGAAAATATGACGCGAACCAGCCGTCATGCTTGCCTCAAGAATCGTCCGGTCGATGATGTTAGTGTTGCTACCGAGGGCCTCGTCGTCGTCCTCGACAACCGAGAAAACGAATGTGGGGCTTGACCCACCAGCCGCTTTATCCACTGTAACCATCACGCACATCGGTTCGCCAGCGCCCATGTCCAAACCAGCGGCCTTCCAGTCGAAGGTATTGGTCGAGACAGCGGTGGCGGTAAGCGCCTGAGCATCGGACAGAAGCCCGAAATTGTCCAAAATCATGGTAAATCTCCTTTACGTTTTGTACCGGCAGGGCCGGGTGTTGGTTAGGACTTGGTGCTTTCAGCAATCGTCAGCTGATCCACAACCTTGATGGGGATGCCTCGGAAGTCGGACATACGCTGTCCACCGACGTTCGAGTAGTTCAACCCACCGCCGCCTTTGACTTCAGACCGGGCCTGAATGTCCAAGAACTCGTTTGCCGTCCGGTTCATGTAGAATACGGGCTTGCAAGCGCTAAGGTCAGGGATGCGGTGGACAGCCTTCGCCATGTAGAACAACAGGTCGGCTTCCGACCCGGCGTTCGCAACGAGGGCCGCGTTGGCAATATTGGCGACACGAACGACGTATCCCCAGTTCTTGACAACCAGACCGCATTTCCACTGGTAGTGCTGTTGGTAGGCGCGCATGCGAGTCCCGCCGATTCCAGCCGACCCGGTAACGGTTTGCAGGCCGAGATTCTCCTGCACCAACCCGGCCTTGGAACCCTTGGGGAACACGCCGTACACGGTGTTCTCGCCCCATCCGACAAGCCACACGGACATATTATCCGTGCTAGCTCCACCGGCCAGAAGAACGTTCTCCCCGGTCGTGGCCGACGTGCTGTTGAACTGCACATCGAATCCAAGGAACTCCTCGGGATAGGTTCCCGTGTTCCCGTAGAAGGCGGTCTGCGAAAATTCCTGTTTCATCGCTTCGATGAAAGCCTTGCTTTCAGAAAGGATGAACGCGGCGGAATTCCCGTTAAGCTCAACCAAGTCCTTGTCGATTTCGGACCAGGCTTCGAGCATCCCGGTGTTGACGGTGGCCTGGGCGGTCGTTGATTTCGAGGGAGTAGTCGCCCCGTTAATCAAGCGCCAAGCAACGGTCGGCAATCCGGTTCGGATCGTGACACGTTCGCCAGTAGGAAGATTTCCTTCCTTCCAGGGAATGTCCTCGATGATGCCGTTCTTTTGGTTAAGGATGTCAACGATGTTGTCGATTGAGCCGTCCGGCGCAAGCCGCTTGGCCCAATCGGCCAGGTTGAGGACGGTAGAAGTTAAAGTAGACATGAATAAGCCTCCTATGTTTTACCACGGAGGCTTGGGCTGATACCGACCGGAACCGTATAGGTGCGGGTTGGCTATACCGTAAGCGTACTCTGGTTTGTTATCCAGCCGCTAGAAACTTCTCTAGGGCGGAAATTATGCCTTTCAGGTGGCGCAGGACAATCGCCAATAATGTCTTGGTGTTGTCGTTCACGGGCGTAAAGCCTCATACCCGGGAGTAGCCGCCAGCCTTTCCGCATCGGTTTCGGGGGCCTTCTTGAATGTCGGTGTCCCTTGAACTAACTTCTCATCAGCTAAGGAAATCCCCAACTTCTTGAAAGCCTTTAAAACCACCGGGTTGTATCCAAGCCCAATCTCATCCAGCGTCTTACCCAATGCGCCGGTCGGGTCTATCCAAAGAAGGCCGCGCTTTGCCATCTCGCAACTCTCGGCCAACTTCTTGTCGGCACCCTCACCCAAGTACGGGTCCATGAGAGCCGAGCTTTTCCAATCTGCTTCCTGCTTTGCCAGGGCTTCGGTTGTCGCCTTTTCCTGGGCCGACATAATCTCAGCGTAAAGATCATGTTGGCTCTTGGCAAGGACTTGGGCCGCTTCCTGCGGAAGTCCGAGAGTGTTAAAAGTCTCTCCCAGTTTCGCAAGATGCGGCTTGACCGGGGAACTATCCGGCAAGTCAATCTTGTATTCTACCGGCACTCTCGGTGTTTGCGGCGCTTCAACTTTAGGCGCGGCGGCCGTGGGTGTCTGACCTTGTGTGGGCGTTCCTTCAGCTGTAGCTTGCGGAGCGGCAACGGCTTCCTCAGTCATTTGTATATTACTCCTATTCTTTGTGTTTTTTCAAGTTACTTTTTTCTTCCAACTCCTCACGGTCCATCACAATCCACGATTCGGGAAGGTTTTCACGTATAAAATTGCGAATCCACACCCCAATGCTCCTGCGCCCCTCGGCGTAATTCGTAGTGCTTCCGTTGGACGTAAATACCTCTTGGTCGGCCCTGGTCATCTCTAAAAGCGATCTAATAACCCTTCTTCCGCTTGCCGTTGAAAGTATCCAACGAAAGTCCTCACGGTACAGGATGAATAAATCCCTCGCATGTTCACGCTTCTTATCCTCGTCAAAATCCTCAAGCGGGTCTATGTCATTCGTCATGGATTAACCGGGGACATGGATTGGTTTTGATCCATGAGACGCGAAAGGGCGCTGTCTTTGTTTACATCAGTCTCGGACATGGTTTTAGCCGCCGCCGCGCTAGACCTCTCCGCCTTGGCGCGTTCAGAATCAATCTTAGCCTGTTGGGCTTCTGCTTCGGCCTTCCGGATAGCCGCCGCCTCCTCATCAGAACGGATTGTTGCGGGGTGCATACCAAGGGCCTCCCCCGCCCTCTCGAACACGCTGTCAAAGTTTATCTTCGCCAAAGACGACGGGGAAACCTGAGCAACGGATGTAGCAAACATAACCATACGCTCCAAGAAGGCCAGCCCGTCCAACTTCTGCGCTTGGGCCATGATGCTGATGTATTCAACGTCCAGGTTTACTCCACGGACATCTTCCGGCCACTCAGGAATCAATCCGCGCTTCACCATGATGTCGAACACCAGATCAATCATCTTGTCGAACACCTTGTCCAAGATTCGAGTGATGGGGCCGAAGATCGTCATTAGCTGTTGCTTCATTGCGTTGATCTCGGTCGCGGTCTTTTGTGGGCCGCGCTCGTTCAAGTAATCCTGTTGGAGCATCATGCGGAGAACGTCAGCGAAGAACGCACGCTCAATTCGGTATCGGACTTGGGCCATAGTTGCCTCAAGCGAAGAAAGGTCAATCCTCATTTCCTGTACCGGCGTAACGCCCTTTGCCGAATCTGAAACCCAGTTCACGCCACCCGGGGCCTGGGTAACACCCTTGTTCCTCAAACTCTCAGGAGCGTTCACAGGGCCATCAACAATTTTCTCAACGGCACGAAGATGTTTCTTAGTCATAATCTGCAACTGTCTTATGTCACCGAGGGCCTTCATGCCAGGGCAGTTTGTCCCGTAGGCATCCTCCGGGTTACGACTCCACCGAGCCACGAGAACCGGGAAGTTATCAATCCCACCTTGCTTTAGATATTTCTTCTCTGACGCGCCAAGACCACTTTCGTAGTAGGACGAGGAGTAACGCTTCCCGCCCTTACCGATTGCGCCTGTCCGATACGACTTGTTTGGTTTGATAACATGGGTAACGTCAACGGACGTTTCCTTCATGTTGCTTTTGCAAAGGCCCTTAACGTTGTCCGAAAACTTACTCATGTCATAATTTCCGTCGCCATCAACTTCGCCAAACGTTTCGAGTAGTTGCCGGACGGTCATGGATAGTTCGCGGTAGATAACGTCGGCATCTCCACGGGAGTTATCCGAAATCCAGTAGGTTCCAATTGGAAGGTTCACAAAGTTTACGGACGTTTCCATATCCTCCTCGACGTACATAGCCGCCGTACCGAAACCAGCAAGCGCGTCGTAGAAGGTCTGAATTGATTCGTAGAAGTTGCTCTTGAGAAGTACGCCGTACATTGCCTGTTCGGTTTCGTACAAAGACTTCTGGACATCCTCACGGGCGTTTAGCGCCGAGTAAGGCGTGAGCATCTTGAACCACGGTCGGGCGGGGTTAGTAATACCGCTCATCATACCGGCTCGAAGATCATCAAGTGCAAGGCAGGCCGTTGAATCAATGATGCTTAAATTTTTCCGGTCGCCGGAACGCTGGTTGGCGCGAAACCATATTGGGTGGTTTGGAAGAAGATTTTCCTCGATAAGCTTCCATTGGCTTTCCCAGTTTATTCGGACTTCCTTGAGTTGGCCTAATAGCGCCTCGTCCTGTTCGTGTTCTTTTTCTATTTCAGTTTTCACTTACAGTCCTTGGGATAATAATCTTTCTTGTGGCCTCGTCGTTCATCCGGCTTTGTTCTCGGACCAGGGCGGCGCATAGAAGCGCCATCATTTGAGCAGGGGTACAGGCGTTTTCATCGAACATCTTGAAAAGAACGGACGCCTTGGGTTTAATATCAACCGAAACGTGTTCGTTGTTTCCTTTGTCCGTAAACGTCATTGTTACCTTTGACATTATGCTCCGATCAAGCTGTGGGGGGTGTAAGACTGCCCACCCACTACGCCTAGTGGTGAAGTATTCATTGTTCCGCCTGCACTAGACAATCCTAGAATTCTAAGCCTACGAAGACTAGCTTCTCTCGTTAGTCTTTGATCGCCCTGTAGCTTTTGTTCAGCCTTAATCTTTCTTGACGTAGTAAGAGGATCTTCCATAATCGAAAAATTATTAACAAGCCCTCGGACGTTCATAAACCGCAATAGATTTTGCTGTGCCTCTGGCAATTGTGAAAACCACGGCTGTTGTGTTATATTTGTTTGTGGGCTCATATCAAATTACCTCACTTAGATTTTACCCCACTCCCTGGCCCTCTTGTCAACATCATCTAAAGAATCACCTCCTAATTCGGCCGTGTTTCTCTGCGGCCTCCAACTCTCCCCCATCTCGGAAGAATCCTCCGGGAGCGCGAAAGTGATGGCAAGTGCGTCGGCCGTATCAGGGGATTCTCCAAGCCTGTTCTTTACGGCTTCCTTCGGTTCTATCAAGATTTTCCCCCGGTTGTCGAAAGTATAGGTCGGATACGTCAGTTGCTTGGAAAGCCCAGATATATCTGGCAGGCACAAATCGCCGTGTTTAATGGCTTCTGCCATCAACCACCACATTTCGGCCCTCTTGTTTGCAAACCTGGGGTCAATCGGCTTTCCTGAGAATTCAACAGGAATGGGGCTATATCCTGCTTGGTGAAGGAAATCTATTACCCCGGCACCGAAACCACCGGTATTGTCTACCAGGACTAGTTCGGACTTCCACTCTGACTTGGCCGCCATAACCCTTCCAGCAACCTCTGGGCTTGTGGCATGTCGCATGAATATCGGATGTCCGACCATCAGCCCTTGCCTCGGAAGTATAACTGTCTGGTCGTCCCCGAACCGAGCAACGTCAACGCCTATACGCTTTTGTGAACTCTCAAACATATCAGGAGTTGGGTTACGGTGCATGGCCTTATAAACATCGTCTGGGCCGAGCAAGGCATTTAGGCTTGCCGCAGGGAATTCACCAAGTACGAACACTCTGACATATGGATTATCTCGGCCCCACCGATCAATCTGTTCCCTGGCCCAATCAACACTCACACGGGAAGCTCGTTTAGGGTCGTCAGGATCCCCGGTAACGCGTATCATTCGCCACTTGTCGGGATGCTCTTTGGCGGCTTCCCACAACGGGCCTTCGGTGTGGGTCGGGTTCCCGGCCTGAATAATCTTCCCAAACCCGTCATTTGGCGTCGTGGCGAGATACCTTTCACCGGCCTGGACGACCGACAGGGGGATACCGCCAGATTCATCGAGGACGAACAGGGTATATTTGGAGTGCCCACCCGAGAGGGCCAAAGCGGTATGGCTTGATTCAGCAGACTTATCCCAAGTCCTCTTTGCAAAAGACCACGTATCACGAAGCCGTGGGTTTTTGGCTCGTATTTCGTTGTCCATCTTTTCAAAAAGAAGTTGTAGTAGTGGGGCCTTCATGTACCACTTTGACAGTTCGGACCATAGGTTCTGATCCATATTTGGGCCGTTAATCGAAACCGCCGCACCCTTTGGATGCTCTCCCGGTTCGCCCTGGGTCAACATGAACCACCAGATAGCGATAGCCAAAATCATAGTCTTGCCCGGACCGGCACAAGCCACCATGCAAATGCGTCTGTTCTTCTCGTCCTTGGTATCGGCAAGGGATTCAAGGAACTCAACCTGGAAGGGCTCACAGGTAACACCGAATACGTCCTTGGCGAACTTTACAGGGTCTTCCCTCCAAATGGCTATGTTGGCCGCTAGGTTACGGTCGGCATCGTTTAGCTTCTCAGACATCAATCGCCTCGGTATCGGTCGGGAGTTCCTTCTTCGG